GTGCAGCAGGGTTAATGGGTGCGATTGGTGGAATTGGTGGTGGATTAGCTCAAGGCATCGGTGCAGCTGGTGGAGCCGCCGCTTTCTTTTCTGATAAACGACTTAAAACTGACATTAAAAAAGTTGGTAAAACAGAAGGTGGACTTCCAATTTATACCTATAAATACAAAGGCGATAATAGAACACAAATGGGAGTTATGGCTCAAGATGTTGAAAAGAAAACTCCTAAAGCTGTTAAAGAAGTCGGAGGATTCAAAGCGGTAGATTATAAGCTAGTTAAATAATATGGCAACTTACGGAAGAGGACAGATGCTTGGCTCGGGTATTAACCCTGAGTCATTTAAACAAGATTACAGTGGGTTTGCTAATGCTGCTGCTATACAAGCGAAAGGAGTAGCAGATCTTGGGGCTAGTATTGGCGGAGTTATTAAAGATTTTGGAGAAGCTAAACAAGAACAAAAGAAAGTTGACGCTTATAATAAGGCATCTGCAAAAGCTATTGAAGCAGCTATTACTCTTGGTAAATCTTATGAAATTGCTGGTGCAGAAGAAACTCTTCGCCCATTTATAAAGCTATACAATGATCCCAACCTTAGCCCTATTGAAAAAGCAGCTTTGCTTGATGAAGGAAAGGCAATGATTCCAAATGTATTTGGTAGATTCGATCAAAAGCAGGCATTAAATATTCAAAAGGCACAACTTCTTGCAAAAAATGCACCTTCACCTAGAAGCGTAAATCTTCAACAAGGAACAATTACTGAAACAATAAATGGAAAACAGTATGAAGTGCCAACAATATTTGATCCTTCTACTGGAGAGACACGCAGATTAGATGGTTCCATAGTAGGCTCTACTTTTAGATCGCCAAATATAATTGATGCTGGATTGAATCTTCCAATGGCTGAACAAACAGTAATGCCTGGAGATAGTAATTTCCCTAATTATGGTTCTCCTTCAGAAGCAATGGTTCTTCCTCCTAAAAATAATGCTGATGCAATAGCTGCTGCCGCTGAGCTTACAGGAGGACGAAGTGATGTTTCCAATATATCTCCAATGCCAGAAGGAACCACGACAACTACTGGAGCTCCTAAAATTGATGGCATACCAACTAGCATAGCTAGTGGTGAATCTTCAGCAAGAATTCCTTTAGGTGCTGTTCCTGTTCAGTCTAAAGCTTTGGCTTCTTTTAGAAGAGCAACTCCAGAAGAGGCTGCTGGATATGGAGCAGTAGCTGGACAAATTGATGAGCAGACAGGAAGATTTTATCCAATAAATCTACCAACAGGAATGACAGTTGAGTCAGACGGGCAAGGAGGAATCAAAGTGGTTCAAGGTTCTGGTGTTGGAGCAAAAGTAGATCAACAAAAAAAAGCAGAGGAAAATAAAGTTGATAAGGCAATGGCTCTTACACAAGATCTTAATTTACTTGAGGACAAAGTAGCATCAATGGCTCCTGGCGTTTCTGGTGCAGTAGGACGTATTGTTGCCGAACAAATTCCAGCAACACCACAAGCGGAAAACAAGGAGATAATTGATCGTGTAATTTCAACACTTACGCTTGAAAATCTTCAAGCTATGAGAAATAATAGTCCTACTGGGGCTGCTCTCGGTAACGTATCTGATAAAGATACTGGATTGATGAGAGATTCTGCAACATCGTTAAGAAACGCACAAAGTCCAGAATCATTTAAAAGAGAGCTTATTAGGTTAAAGAATCTTCAGCATGATGTGATTTACGGATCTGAGCGAGTTCTAAAGAATAAGCTAGAAAAAGGTGAAATAACACAGTCGGAATTTGACGAGGCTGCAAGAAAAGCTCCATCACAATACATTAACGAAAAAGGAGTTGTAACAGATAGAAAAACAATTCCTATTGCTCCAATTAGCGACCTCCAATCAATTTATGATAAGTATTTAACTCCAGAGACTGCCAAATGAGTGAAACAAATAAATCAATGGCTGATGTTGATGCCGAAATTAAAAAAATATTTAAAGTTGGTCAAGTAATTGATCAAAAACTTGATGCTGCAAAAGCTTCTGGTAATAAGGAAGAATATGATTTATTGATCAATGAGTTAAGGCAAGTTAAGCAACGCGAAGAGTTTCTTCAAAATGAGTCTTCTATTCTTGAATTAGAAGCCAAGAAACCTAAAGAAGAAGAAACCAATAAGTTATTAAAAGAACTTAGAATTCCTTATGCAGCACCATCACCAAGAGGTTATGCTCCATATGGATTATCTCCCCAAGCACCAAACACTACGGGAAATATTGATTATCCAACAGCCAAAGAAGATACACAAAGAAAACGTGAAATTATCAATCAACTTTATAATGCTCCTATAAACGAAGGTGGTCTTCAGGCTGAACAACTTCCAGCAGGAGTTAGAGCAGGTGTAGGAGCATTGCCAACTCCAGAGTCAGAGCTTGAATACTTAAAAAGAACCTATCCTAAAGCAAGCATTGCTCCGATTGATGTAGCTGGTAAAACTGAGTATTTAATAAAAAACCAAGACGGAACAAGTTTCACGACACTTGATAAAGGCATTGCTGGAACAGCAGGTATGCTTGCTGTTGAAGCTCCACTCACTATTGCTGAGGTTGGGGCTGGATTAGGAACATTAGCTGCAACAAAAAGTCCAGTAGCTGGAACACTTGCAGCTGGAGCTACAAGAGCTACACTTGGCCCTCTTGCAGATGCAATAACAAGAGCGTCACTTGGAATGCCACAACAAGTAGGTGAAAGTTTTGCACGTCGTGGAACAGAGGCTGCTATTGGAACAGCACTTGGATTAGGAATAGATGTAATCCCATCATCAGTAGTTGCCGCAAGAATGCCTGGCCCTTTTAAAAACGAATTTCTAAAGGCTTATCAAGATTCAGTCAAAAGGTTGGGGCTTCCAGAAACAGCTATTCCTGCTGGAGCGCAATTTGGACAACAAGGACTTGAAACAGGAAAAGAGTTAGCTGGACAATTCCAAAGAACAGGGATTGCAAGTAACATGAGAAAAGCTCAAGAAAGCATCCGAACTCTTTTTGAGGGGGTGAAAAAAGGAGTTCCTGCTACTGCAAATGACTTTAGTGCTATCGCTGTAAATCAAGAAGGACAACGCCGTGCGCTTGCTAATAGTATTGCTCGAACAAATAATAAAAGCATTTCTCTTATTGATGATTCAATAAGTAAAATACTAAAACCTCGTGCAAAAACAAATGTAGATGACTTGGGTAATGTCTTAAGATCTACTATTGAATCTGCGGAAAACCAAGCAATTAAGTCAACAAGCGAACAGTATGACGTATTAGCCGATGTTGCTAATCAAGCTGGATTCCAAATAACAGCAAGAGAATTGATTGATATTCTTCCTACAATCAAATCAAGAATAAATGTTGGCGGAGCATTTGATGAGGCTGCTGTAAAAGGAGTTGAAAATAGGCTTAAAGAAGTAAGAAATGCACCAGGGCTTATTGCTGCGGCTCAAGCCAAATTAGCAAAAGTCCAAAGCCAAGGCGAGAGACAAGACTTGGTCAATGAAATCCAAAGGCTTCAAAACATAAATAAACCTTTAGATTTTAAGGCTTTTGATTCTTACATTCGGGCATTTAATGACGCTCGACCAGATAATGCAGTTGGAGGAACAACAAAAGATGTTTTTGGTGTTGGTGTTTCTTCTGAGTTATCAGCATTAAGAAGAGACATTTATAGTAAATTTAACGCAACTGCCCCAGATGGAACCGTCAGAAATCTTGGGGACGAGTTCCAAAAAGCAACTGAATTAGTTAAAGCTAGAGGAGCTTTTGAGGGGAATACTCTTGGTGGCATTTTAAAGAATGTCGTAGGTGAACAAGCTAAAACCCCAAGAGACATTGTAAGCTCAGTATTAAAAGAACCAGCAACAATCAATAGGGTTATCCAAGCGGCTAAAGAACTTGAATTAGCAGACCCAACGCAAGCTGGAATTGCTGACAATCTACAAGGAATGATGCGTTTGCAATACCTTAATGATCTAGGAATGGGCAGCAAGAAGGGAGTCACTGTTTTAAGTTACGACCAAGGAATGCTTGATGCATTGTATGGCAATAAATCAGCCGCAGCAGCTAGGGGTTTGGATAGCCTAAATGATAAGTTAAGAGTCTTGAAGTCTGCGAATGTGCCAGATATGACGCTCACTGACCTAAATGCATTATCTTCTGCACTTAGCAAAGACGCTAGAGATAAAGTCGCTGATGCAATAATTAAACGAACTGCATTAGAAAAGCAAGAACAAGAATTGGTTCAATCTTCAGTTTTCAAGGCTGCATTAAGCGGAAACTTTGAAAACATTGATCCAGATTTGCTTTCTAAGTCTATACTTTCTAAATCAAGCACTATTGGTCAGGCTAAATCAACAATGGCTAAACTTAGCCAATCATCGCCTGAATCAAGAAATCTCTTTAAGGGGGACTTCTTGCGTAATCTACTTGATGATTATCCTGGTGGAACTCCTTCTGCTAACGCTCCATATACTCCTTTATTTGACACAAAGAAATTCCTTGCAGATTGGGAGTCTCCAACTGGAAAGTCTCAATTTGCTCAAAAAGTAGAAACTGTTCTTGGTCAGAAAGATGCTCAGTTTATTTACGACTTAGCCAAGGTTTATGAGGGTAATACTATAACTGACATTGCAGGAAAATCAACAAATCTCAGAACAATAAAAAGTGGCAGAGATGTTACTTTTGTTCTTCCTATTACTCCTATTCTTTCTGCTGCTAAAAATCGTTACCTTGCTGCAATGCTTTCAACTGGAAGCGAAAGATACGGATTAAAAGCTGCACTTGCTAGAAATGCTTTACCTGGTGAAGTAAACGATGCTTACGCTAAAATGTTCAAAGGAGTGTTTTTAACAAGGCAAGGAATTACCGCATTGGCAAACCAAGCATCAGGCGATCCAGAGTTTTCTGCCGAACTACAAAATGCTCTTAAAGAATTTGAACAAAAAGAAGGCTTGGATTTAAATTCAAAATAGGATTTAATTCCGATCAGCCAAGGTTATGATTGATGAACAACTCCAGAAGCTGAAAGAAAACTACTACGATGACCGCCCTGATAAGAGCGAGTGGTTTCTTGAAGTTAGAGAACGTGCGAAGTCACTTGCTCGTAATAATGTCGAGCATTATGCTCCTCACAAGGCT